GCAACAAGCAACAGCGTCCTCCGCGGTTGTCGGAAAAAAGGCGACCGAAGCTACTGCCGTCGTTGGCGCAAACGCAGCCGAGGCGGCATCCGGCGCCGCGGCGTCGGTCTCGTCCATTCCGTTCGCGGGCTGGGCGATGGCGGCGGGTGTGTTTGCGGCAACCATGGCCATGGTGATGGGGGCGACGAGCAGCATCAAGTCGGCCTCGGGCGGCTATGACATTCCCGCTGGCGTGAACCCCATGGTGCAGGCCCACGCCGAGGAAATGATCCTTCCCGCCAAGTACGCGAACCTGATCCGCGGTATGGCGGACGGCGGGGGGGATACCGGCGGCGGTGGCGGCGGGTCGCTTGCCGTCAGCGTCACGGCGATGGATTCCCGCGACGTTGTCCGCTCTCTGGCGCGCGGGGGGGCTTTGTCCAAGGCGATGGCCAAGGCGCACCGCAACTTTCAAAAGGTCTGATCCATGAGTAATGCCGTTTTTCCAACCCTCCCGGGTCTGTCCTGGGGGGTTCGTCGCACGCCTGTATGGAAGACCGTCAGCCATGAGTCGGTGTCGGGGATGGAGCTGCGCGCGGCGCTCATGACGTACCCGCGCTGGCGGATCGGGCTTTCGTTCGAGTTCCTGCGGGCGAGTGCGGGATATGCCGAGCTGCAGGCCCTCGCCGGCTTCTTTAACCAGCGGCGTGGCTCGTGGGATTCCTTCCTGTGGCTCGATCCCGGTGACAGCGTGGCGACCGCGGCGAACTTCGGGACGGGGGACGGGGCGACCAAGGTCTTCACGCTCTCCCGGTCCTTCGGCGGCTTTCTTGAGCCGGTGCAGGACTTCGTCGGCGCGCCGTCGATCTATGTCGCCGGGGTCCTCAAGGCGAGCCCGGCGGAATACACCGTATCCACCGGGAAGGTCACTTTCGTGACGGCCCCGGCTGTGGGGGCGGCGCTGACGTGGTCGGGGCAGTTTTACAAGCGCGTCCGGTTCGAGCGCGACGAAACCGAGTTCGAGGAATTTTTAAAGGATCTGCACTCGGCGAGAAAGGTCGAGCTGATCACGGTGAAGCAATGAAAACAACGACACCCGCCTGCGCGACCCTGCTGCAGACCGCCCGGCAGATCTTCATGGTCGAGCTGCTCACCCTCACGATGCCGGACGGCGCGACCATCCGGTGGTCGTGCGGGGATGTTGCGATTCCTTACGCCGGCAACACCTGGGTGCCGGGGCCGATCATCGAGCGGGAGAGCGTCAAGCTCTCGACCGGGATCGAGGTCACCAGCTGCACGGTGACGTTTCACGCCGATGCCTCGGTGACGGTGTCGGGGGTGCCGCTCCTTCAGGCGGCGCGGCGGGGCCTCCTCGGCGGGGCCTCGCTCAAGGTCGAAAAGGGCTTTACGGATGATCCCTTGAGTCCTATCGCCGGCACCGTTCATCTGTTCGAGGGGCGGATCGGGGAGGTCGAGGTGAACAGCACCTCGGTGCATTGCGAGGTCAAGAGCTTCACCGAGGTGCTCGATACGATGATTCCCCGGAATGTCTATCAGGCGTCGTGCCTCCATACGCTCTATGGCGCGGGCTGCGGGGTGGCCAAGGCGGCAAACGGGATCAATCTGCAGGTGCAAGCCGGCGGCACGTCGAGCACGCTCAAGTGTGCCGTGACCGGCGCCGGGGTGTATGACCTGGGCGAGCTGATCTTTACGTCTGGCGTCAATCAGGGGGTGCGTCGGGCGGTCAAGCAGCATACGGCCGGGCAGCTCGTGCTCTCGTTTCCCCTGCCGGATGCGCCTGGCGTCGGCGACTCCTTCACGGTCTATAAGGGCTGCGACAAGACCCTTGCGACCTGTAAAGCCAAGTTCGCGAACGGGGTGCGGTTCAAGGGCTTTCCGTTCGTGCCGGCGCCGGAGACGGCGGTATGACCGAGGTCGAGGCGCGTGCAGACGTCTGCACGCGGGCTGCGGCGTGGCTTCGTACTCCGTGGCACCACCGGGCGCGGCTGCAGGGGGTGGGGGTCGATTGCGCCCAGCTCCTGATCGCCGTGTATTCCGAGGCCGGGATCATCGAGGCGTTCGATCCCGGCGACTACCCAATCGACAGCATGCTCCACAGTGACCGCGAGATTTTTCGCGAGTGGTGCGAGCGGTACGGCCGGCAGGTGGCGGTGCCGCGGCCGGGTGACGCGGTGGTCTGGAAGTTCGGCCGCTGCTTCTCCCATGGCGGGATCGTTCTCGACTGGCCGGGCCGGGTCCTTCACGCATACCGGCCCTTCGGCATGGTGTGCGAGACGCCGGCCGACGTCGCGCGACTGGCGGGTCGCGAGGCTGTCTTTTATTCCTTCTGGTGAGTTCCTATGTCCTTTTTTGGTCAGCAGCAAACGACGGGCACGACCCCGCAAAAGCTCACGACCCTGTCCGTGCAGACCTCGTCTTACGGGATCTGCATGGGGATGGCGTGGGGCACCTCCCGGGTGACCGGGAATCTGATCTGGTACGGGGATTTCAAGGCCATTGAGCACCGCGTGGACATGGGCGGCAAGGCCGGTGGCGGCGGGTCGAGCATCAATTACACCTACCGCACGGGCTTTGCGCTCGGGCTCGTGGAGAGCCGGCTGGCCAGCATTGAGCAGGTGTGGTCCGGCAAGGATAAGACCGACTGCGGCGCGCTCGGGCTCGATGTGTTCGTCGGCGCGGTGGGGCAGTCTCCGTGGGCGTACCTGACGGCCAACCATGCCGGGGAGGCGCTGAACTATCCCGATCTGTCCTATGTTGCGGCCAGCGCTTTTGACCTCGGCAACAATGCGAGCCTGCCGAATCTCGCCTTTGAGATTAAGACCCTCACGGCCGGCGCTGGTGGGGGCCTCGATGCGGCGCCCTGGACGATTGTCTCCGACATGCTCTCGGCGGGCGGCTTTCCGGCGGGCCGGCTCGGCGATCTGTCGGCATACACCAACTGGACCGGGGCCTCGGGGCTGTTCCTGTCCCCAGCGCTGACCGAGCAGAAGCGGGCGGCCGATGCCGTTCAGGAGATCCTCGACATAACGCATACGGCGGCGGTGGCCTCCGAAGGGGTGCTGAAGTTGATCCCCTACGGCGACACCGCGGCCGTGGGCAACGGCTACACCTTCACGCCGTCGACCGCGCCGGCCTTTGATCTGACGGACGATGACTTTCTCGGCCTCGATGGGGATCTGCCGATCCGGATCAAGCGGCGCGCGCAGTCCGACGCGAAGAATCGGCTGGTGGTCGAGTTCAAGGATCGGGCGAAGGAGTACGCGGCCAACACCGCGCCGGCAAGTGACGAGGCGCACATCGCCGAGTTCGGCGAGCGCCCGGCCGAGACGGTCACCTATGACGCAATCAAGACCGCGTCGGTCGCCAGTGCCGTGGCTTACCTCAAGCTGCAGCGGGGGCTTTACGTCCTCAATACCTACGAGTTTCGGCTCGGCTGGCGATATTGCCGGCTGGAGCCGATGGACGTCGTCACCCTGACCCATGGCCTGCTCGATATGGTGCGGGTCCCGGTGCGGATTACCGACGTCGAGGAGGATGCCGAGGGGACGCTGACGATCACCGCCGAGGACTTCCCGCAAGGGGCCGGACAGGCGCCTGTGGTGCCTCCGCAGCCGCCAAGCGGGTACAGCGTCGATATGAACGTCGCCCCGGGCAACGCAGCGGCGCCGGTCCTGTTCGAGCCGCCGATCAGCCTCGCAGGCCAGCCGGAGATCTGGCTCGCGACTTCGGGCGGCGAGTCCTACGGGGGCGCTGCCGTCTGGGTGTCGCTCGACAATGTGACGTATCAACAGGTGGGGGTGCTGTCGGGCAAGTCCCGGCATGGTGTGACGACGGCGGCTCTCCCGCTCGTCGCGGACCCGGACACGACCAGCACGCTCGCCGTCGATCTGTCTGTCTCCGGCGGTGCGCTCCTGGGCGGCACGGCAGACGACCGGGATTTGTTCAATACGTTATGTTGGGTCGGTGGCGAGCTGGTGAGCTATCAAGCGGCGGCGCTGACCGGCGTCAATCGCTACGGCCTGACCAGCCTCCGGCGGGGCGCCTACGGGACGCCGATCACGGCTCATGCGCTCGGGAGCAAAGTGGTCCGGTGCGACGAGCGGGTGTTTCGCTACGCCTACGACCCGGCACTGATTGGAAAGACCCTTTACGTCAAGCTGCAGGCGTTCAATCTGTTCGGTGGGGCGTTTCAGGATCTCGCCTCGCTCACGCCGACGGCTTACGCTGTGCAGGGCGCACCGCTTGGAACGGTCGCCGGCCTTGCGCTGGAGCAGGCCTTTACGGGCACGGCCTGCGCTGTGAAGTGGAACGCTTACCCGGGCGCGGCGAGCTATACCGTCGAGGTCTGGTCGGGGGGCGTGAAGCGGCGGACCGTCGCCGGCATCGGCTCAACCCGTTACGCCTACGCATTCGAGGATGCGAAGGCGGACGGCGGGCCTTATCGCAGTCTGGAGTTTCGCGTCTATGCGGTCGCGGCGAACGGCACGAGCGGAAGCCCTGCGGTGCTTGCCGCGACGAACCCGCAGGTGGGGGGCGCGACCGGGATCTCGACGGCGGCGGCTGGCGCCAGTCTGGTGGTCAGCACCAACCGGCCGGCGGATACCGACTATTCGGGCACGCGGGTGTGGATCAGCGCAACTTCGGGGTTTAACCCTTCGGTCACGACCCCTGTCTATGACGGTCCGGATACGTGGTATTCCGCGATGGGGCTCTCGGCCGGCACGTATTACGTGCGGGTGGCGCATTACGACGTGTTCGGCAAGGACAGCCTGACGACGTCCGGGGAGATCTCGGTCGCCGTCACCGGGGTGCTCGGGGTGCGCTCGGTCACGTCGCTGCCGGCGAACCCGGCTGCGGTCAATGGTGACCTGGCTGTGTTCCTCGATACGGGCACGGCGGCGCTGCGGGGCCTGTGGGGTTGGGATGGGACGGCGTGGAAAAACACCCGGGACGGGGCGAACCTCGTCGCTGCGAGCGTGGCGGCGGATCGTCTCGCGGTGTCGCAGCTCTCGGCGATCACGGCCAACCTGGGCGCGATGACCTCGGGGTCGATCACGCTCGACGCCGCCGGCTTCATTCGGGGCGGTTCCACGGGCTACATGACCGGGACGGGCATCTGGGCGGGCTATCACAGCGGGGTCTATAAGCTCCACGTCGGCAACCCGACCGGCGCCGGCATGACCTGGGACGGATCGATATTCACAATCCGCGGCGTCGATGGCTCCGTGCTGCTGTCGTCTGGAGCTGGGCTGAATATAGGGCTCGGGGCAAATCTCCTGACCGATACAGAGCTCGTGTCGGGCGATATTGTTGCCGCATCGGTCGTGTACAACCCTGACGGGTTGGCAACCACGATCAAGGCTGACAGCGCATGGTTGCCGAGCCGGATCTACACCCCTGACGGGCTTGATGGTCTTGTCGTTGAGTCTGGGGCGCGGGTGTCAGGCTCTGGCACGGTGTGGACGCGGATTCAGGCACCGGTCCCTGTTGTTGCTGGGCGCCGCTATGAGTTCTCGGGTCTGGCGTCTTCGTATGGGTGTGATGGAGTACAGGTCGTCATTGAGTTTTCGGATGCGGCGGGCTTGTCGGTAGGGGCCACTTACGGGCCAGTTTTTCACTCGGCCCTCGGTGATAAGAATCTGTCATCACTGACGCCATTTGTCGTGTTTTCAACGGCTCCTGCCGGCGCTGCGCAAGCTAAGCAGCACTTTGTCCGATTCAACACATCGATAGGGTTTTCAACTTCCATTGCCCGGCTGTTTCACGCCTATTTTGGCGAAGCGGGGGCCGCGCAGACGGTAGCGAGCGCCTATGTTCCGGGGCCGGCGCGAGGCGCTCTTTCGGCGGTTGGCAAGCTGACGGCGGCAAACGTCTCCACCTATATCGAAGGCGCAGCCATCGGAAACGCGCAGATCGGTGGCGATATCTGGTCCAGCAACTTCACCTACGGTTCGGCGGGTTGGCTGATCCGTAGGGATGGCTACGCCGAATTCATGAACGTGCTGGCCCGGGGAAATATCGAAGCCACCAGCATCAACGCTGGATCGGCAAACATCGTCAGCACGCTGCACTTGCAGGGTGAGGCGGTGACGGTTCCCCGGAGCGTCTATACAGCCGCAACCTTGGCGGGGATCACGTCAGAGGTGGCAGTGCAGTCGCTGTACATCGACGCTCAGGGCAGCCCCGTAATCATAATCTTCACCTGCAAGAACACCTATGTGGCGTCATTTCGGATACTCGATCCCGCGGGCACGGTTGTTTATTCGGGAGCAAATGGGGATTCCTTGGTGGCGTGGAAGAGTTTTGCGGTGTCGTGCGTGGGGACCGTGTCGGGGACCTACACCGTTTATGCCTCTTCAGCCAGTGGTACGGCTGTAGGCTGGCGCGGGCTGGTTCTACTGGGGGCAAAACGATGATTTATTTTTTCGACCCATATGGGCGCATCACTCGGCGCCTATCGGCTCCGCTCGATGAGGCTATTTACGCAGCCCAGGCTGACGAGCAGTGGATTTCGTCCGAAGAGTCGTACTCGGACGATACCCACTTCATTTCAAACCTCGCCTTTACCCCTTTTCCGGATCGCCCGTCTTCCCACCATGAGTGGGATTGGCTTTCGCTGGCGTGGGTGCAGCCGCCCTCCGCTATTGCGGATGCGAGGGGGCTCGGCGCTGTGGCCATCGATGCCGCTGCCGGCCGTGCCCGCTCGCGCTACATCACGACGGTGCCAGGGCAGGGTGAAACCTACACTGCCAAGTATCAGGAGGCGCTGGCCTTCATTGCTGCGGGCTATCCCCCCGACCTGACGCCGTATCCCTTCGTGGCCGGAGAGAGTCAGCCGCACACCTGGATGACCTCGACGCAGGCCGCGACCCGCATCGCGGCACTCGGGGGCTACTGGCGCGAAGTGATCGGCCCGGCCATCGAGGCGGCACGGATCAATGGCAAGGATGCGCTGGATGCCCTCGACGATCTGAGCTCTATCGAGGCCCACGTGGCTGCAGTCCTCTCGACTTTGGAGACGATATGAAGGAGATCTTGCCGGAGTTGCGCGCGAAGCCCTGAGTGCAGACGTCTGCACGATTTGAAACCAACCCGCTCCGGCGGGTTTTTTTATGGAGGAAGGATGGCGGAACCAACTGTAACGACGGCCTCGGGCGTCAGCCTGACGGTGCTTTTCGTGGCGCTTCTTGGGCCGATGGCAGGGCCGTATGTGCTTATCGCGCTTTCGGCTGTCGCAGGCGCCATGTGGCCTCTCTCCGCGGCGCGAACCGAGTCCCGTCTCGCGGGCGCCTGGCTGTTGCTCCGCTGTACGGCGACGGCGCTGGTGCTCACGTCGGTGCTCGCAGGCATCGTTGAGCGGACATGGGGGCTCCCGATCAGCGAAGGGCTGGCGCCCGTGGCGCTGGTCATTGGGGCGATGGGTAATGGGTGGCGGCCGATCTTTCAGGCCCTCGGCGCCATTGTTCAAACGTGGGCCGGTGAAAGGGGGCGCAAGTGATCCTCGTCCTGACTGTCATGCACGTCTGCATGTGTCTCTATCTGTTCGGCTCGGTGTTCGTTCGGGCGGTGTTCATGAGTCGGGAGGTCGTTCACGCGGACGTCCGTCTGGTGTTTTGGGTGCTTGGGGTTGCGGCGCTCTGGGGCTTGGGCGCGCCCGTCGTTGTCGGCTGGTCGCCTGATGCCTATTCGTTGCTGATCACGCTTGCGATCTGCGCCGTACAGCACGTCACCGGGCGTTATTGGAAAAGCAGGGTGCCCGAGGAGTTCTGCAGGCCGGAGTATCGGCCGCGGTTCCGGCGGGCGACCGATCAAATTCAACATCGAGGGGCAGCATGATCAATTCACGAAAAATCGAGGATCTTCACCCCATCGTCGCGGCCAAGTGCCGCGATTTTCTTGCCCGCTGCAAGGGCTTCGGGATTGACGTCCTGGTCACCAGCACATACCGCGATAAAGAGTCGCAGGCGGCGCTTTATGCCCAAGGGAGGACGACGTCAGGGGCGCGTGTGACCAATGCCAAGGCCGGCGAGAGTTGGCATAACTGGCGGGTGGCGTTTGACGTTGTCCCGCTCCGGAGCGGTAAGCCTGTGTGGGGGACGTCCGGCTCGGACGGCGAGCTGTGGGAGCAGGTCGGGCGGATTGGGGAGGCCTGCGGGCTGGAATGGGCCGGACGCTGGCACACGTTCCGCGAGCTGGCTCATTTTCAGTTCACGGATGGTTTGACGCTTGCGGACTTTCAGGCTGGGCGTGTGCTCGGTGGGGTGTCCGCGCAGAAGCAGGAGGCTGTCGCATGCTGACCGCAATTATTCCGTGGCCCTGGCGGGCGCTTGTCATCGTCCTGCTGCTCGTGGCGGCGGGCGTTGTTGGCTGGATGGATGGAGCCACCAGCGAAGGAAAAAAGGCCTTGGCACGTGAGGGCGAGGCGCAGCGGGTATCGATGCAGCAGGCGCTGCTGGCGCAGGAGCAGGTCCGTGTCATTGAGCGGCGGCACGCCCAGTCCCTAGCGGCAATCTCAACTGACTATGAAAGGAAAATCAATGAAGCAACTCAACTGCGGGCTGCGGATCGCGCTGCCTTGCGCGCTGGCTCTTTGCGCCTGCGCGACCCCGGTCGGCCAGTCGGTGACGGTTCAGGCGCCCAGTTTGCCGCCGGCACCGGCCGATGTGATGGTCGAGCGCCCGGCGAACTTTCGACAGAGGCTGCTGAATTTCTTCTCGGGCTTGCCAGTGATGCCGACGACGTCGCCGAGCAGCTCGCCGCCTGTCAGCGGGTCGTAACGGCCGACCGGCAATAAAAAAGCCGGCGATTGCCGGCTTGCGTACCTGAAGAGAAAGGAGGGCGACCGAGCACGGTGTTAGAGCACCGGGCTTGGCCCCTCCACCGCAGATAGTCCCTGCAGCTTCGGCTAGTCCCTCCCTGCCTCGCGAGGCGGGCGAAGCCTAGCACACAAAATCCAAAGCATATGGAGCTGCTACTTTGCAAAACCCTTCACCCATTATTCCTTGGCTCGGCGGGAAGCGTCGCTTGGCTGACCGTCTTCTCCCTCTATTTCCCCAGCATGAGTGCTATGTTGAGCTGTTCTGTGGCGGTGCTGCGCTGTACTTCTTGCGTCAGGTTCCGGCGCCGGTCGAGATCATCAACGACGTGAACGGCGAGCTGACAAACCTGTACCGGGTGGTGCAGTTTCACCTGGAGGAGTTCGTGCACCAGTTCAAGTGGGCGCTCTCCAGCCGGCAGGTTTTCAAGTGGCACCAAGAGTCGCGGCCGGAGACGCTGACCGACATTCAGCGAGCTGCGCGCTTTTACTACCTGCAGCGCCATGCCTTCGGGGGCTGAGTCGAGGGGCAGACTTTCGGGACTGCGACTACGGCGCCCGCCGTCAATTTGCTACGCATTGAGGAGTCGCTGTCGGCCGCGCACCTGCGCCTGGCCGGCGGTACTACGGTCGAGAATCTGCCGTGGAAGGACTGCCTTGATCGTTACGACCGGCCCCACACGTTCTTCTATGCAGATCCTCCCTATTGGGAGACGGAAGGTTACGGCGTCCCCTTTCCGTTCGGGGAGTACGTGGCCATGGCCGAGGCGATGCGCACGATGAAGGGCAAGATGATGGTGAGCATCAACGATCACCCAGATATCCGGCGGGCCTTCGCCGGCCTGCACATGCTCGATCTCGAAATTACCTACAGCTTGGGCTCGGATCGCACCGGCCGAGGGGCTGCTCGTGAGCTTGTGATCACGAACTGGTCCCCCGATGCCTTTGGCCAGCTTTTCTAGGGGATGTAATCCGCCGCGGTCGTGAAGGCGCCCGTCCTGCGATTTATCTGCAGTGTTCGGGACTGCCCGCTCTTGGCCGTTAGCTTCACCTCGATGGGCCGCTTTCCCTCGGCGTGAGGGTTGGTGCCGGCGTGATAGACAGTTATCCGTGCGAAGGTGTCGGCGACGAGCCGGCGCACCTGCAGGCGGGCGTCTTTGTCCATTTCAAGGGCGCGCGTCGAGAGGTCTGCCCACGTCTCGGCGAGGGCCGGGGCTTCCGTCCTGGCTACCGCGGCCAGCTCGTTTTCCGTGCTCTGTGCGTCGGCCTTCTGGCGGTCGAGTTGGGCCTCCAGATCCCGCGCCCGGCGTGCGAACGCAGCGGGCGGGGCGTCGTCGGCGAGCATTGCGTCTGTGACTCGGGCGATCTGCTGCTCGGTGTGCGCGATCTCGGCTCGTAGGGTGGCCAGCCGTCCGCGCAGTGCTGCCTCCTGTCCGTCTCCGGTCAGGAGTGCCGTAAGGTTGAGCTGGTCGGAGCAGTAACCGAGGATGGCGCGCTCGATGGGCACGACCGAGCTGCTCCCGGGTACGGGGCACCCTGTGCTGTGGCTGTATCCGCAACAGAGCAGGCGGCGGTGTCCATCGGCGAGGCTCCCGTCTGGCTTGGCTCGCCCCATCAGGTTTTGGGCGACGACGGCCTGCCCGCAATATCCGCAATAGGTCAGATTCAGGCCGGTGATCAGTCCGACGATATCGCCGTGGCCACGTCGGCGGTGGCGCTCTGTCGCGAGGTGTTGCAGCTCGGCCCATTCGGCGTCGGATAGAAGGCGGGGGTAATAGTCGTGCAGCTCGTAGGCTTCGCCGTCCGCTTCGATTCTCTTCACGCCCTTGAGAGCGGGTAGGCGGATGGTTTTGTAAAAGTGGGAGGCGTTCGAGCCGTCAGGGGTGAGCTTTAGGCCCTTCTCTGCAAGGGCTCGCGTGACGCGCTGGCCACCCTCTCCGAGCTTGAATAATTCGATAGCGTACCGGACGGCGTTCGCGTGCTCCTCCACGATCTCGAAGCGCGTGCCGGTCCATCGCGCCCAGGCGGGGTCCTTCCCGTTCCGGATGATTCCCCGGAATGTGCCGGCGACCCAGCCCTCGCATTGTCGGCGCACGGCGGCTTTTATTCGCTTGCTCTTGGTGTCGCTTTCCTCGTGGGCTCTGATCATCACTATCAGCGAATAGACGAGATCCATCGGCTGTGCCTTGAGGCGCTCCCGGTTGTATTCCTTCCCGTCCGATGCGGTCACGACAGTAATCCCTGCGCTGATGATTTGCGAGAGCTGGGCCTGCGCGAGAATGGGCTCGGCGCGTGATAGTCGGTCGAGGCCCTCAACGATCAGGACCGAGCCGGCGGCGATCCTGCCCTCGGAGATCGCGGCGAGGAATACGCCGAGCGCGCCGACAGTGATGTGGCGCTGGTGGTAAGCCGAGAGGCCCTCGTCCCGCATCGAGAGAGCGGCATCGAGTTGGAGCCCGCGCTCCGCGGCCCATCTGTGTGCGTACTCGGTCTGGCGGTCCACAGAGCTGCCGGCGGCTTGCTTAGGATCAGAAAATCGTAGGTAGCTGTATACTCGGGGTTTAGACATTGCAGGCCGCAACATGAGCAAGAAACCGCCAAGTATAGGTGTAGTCTCCCTCGGGTGCCCCAAGGCACTGGTCGACTCCGAGCACATCCTCACCCGTTTGCGTGGCGAGGGTTACGAGATATCGCCCTCCTACGAAGGCGCCGACCTCGTGGTGATCAACACCTGTGGCTTCATCGATGCCGCTGTCGAAGAATCCCTCGACGCCATTGGCGAAGCCCTCAATGAAAACGGCAAGGTCATCGTGACCGGCTGCCTGGGTGCCAAGGCCGACATCGTCATGGCCGCCCACCCGCAGGTGCTCGCCGTCACCGGGCCGCACGCCACCGAGCAGGTCATGCAGGAAGTGCACAAGCACCTGCCCAAGCGTCACGATCCGTTCATCGATCTGACTCCGCCGCAGGGCATCAAGCTCACGCCTGACCACTACGCCTACCTCAAGATTTCCGAAGGCTGCAACCACCGCTGCACCTTCTGCATCATCCCGTCGATGCGCGGCGATCTCGTCAGCCGTCCCATCGGCGAAGTCATGCGCGAGGC